CTTGACCAGCTTGGCCTCCATAGCTTTCTCCAGTGTCTTGTTCTCGCGGATGCGAGTCACCGGAGTGTACAACGGCAGAACGATGTCCTTCTTCTTTTTCATGGTTAGCTCGCGAAGCCAGTGGCGTCGGAAAGAGCACCCACGGCCAACGCCTTTGGCTGTGTCTGTACAACGATGCGATAGGGCAAAAGGTCCAGATGAACGGTCTCTGCGCTGCGCTTGAGCATCACTTCCTGATGGCCGATGAGTTGGCCCTCCTCGTCGACTACTTCGATGAGACGAGTGTAGTAGGGCGTGTCGTAGCAGTCGCCGCTCTTGAGGATCTGGGCAGCTTCGTACGCCGTGTTGACCCGGCGCTTGTACTCGTCCTTCACGTCCTCAAAGATGCTACCGATGCCATACTCGTCGTAGACGAAATGGACGGCGGCATAGGTCAAGGCCGCGATGGTGATGTCATACAGCCAGTAGCGGAGTTCGTTTTTCTCCGGCCACTGTCCCAATTCCACTTTGATCTGGGGAACGCGCTGAATCAGGCGGGTCAAGGCGTAGTTCATCTCACCTAGGAATGCGCCGTCATACCCGTACTTCTTTCCCTCTTGCCAGATGGCATTAGCAACGCCGTTGGACGGTGCGTCGCCGGGGTAACGCTGTGCATCGTGTAGCTGGGCGGCCAACAGGGCAAAGAAAGTCTTGTATGCCGTAAGGACGTCAAAGTTATTGGGGGTTGAGATAGCGAGGTCTCGAGCTAGCAGCTCGACTTGTGCATCGATGACTACCCGGTCTTGGCTCTTGCCATCGGTCTTTTCAGACGGAACGTAGGGCATGTTGCTCCTAGGGTTAATTGATGCCTGTGATGGGCGCTTCAGCCCGCTGCGCCTCGATCTCTTTCGCCGCCCCTAACAGGTGTTGGAGCAGGATACCTACCCTCTCAAGTTCGTCCATTGTGGTGTACGTCAAGAGCAGGTAGAAGATCGTCTTCTCAATGTCCCCGATCTCGTTTTCGCGGGCAAATTCGTCTAGCTGTACCGGGGGGTTGGCTTTCGGAGATTGAATGGAGGTCAGAGTGGCCGTGGGGAGCGTAAGAATTCCTTCGCGCAATGCCCACAGCAGTTTCTCCAAGTAGTGCGTGGATTTCTCAACGTCCTGTGCGCCGTGCTTTTTCTTCCAGCGCGTCACGTATTTGGTGATCTGCGCTTCAAGGTACGGCAACTTGTTGTAGATCACCAGATCCCAGTGCTGCACGTTGACCTGGTTGTAGTGCTTGCCACCGACTTGTTTCTTGTTCACGTCGATCATAGCTAGATAATACTCGTTTCTGCCAATTCTGTGTAGTGCTTCACCAGGAGCTGGAGGTAACTCGGAATCTCCCGTTTGAGACTTCGCCACTCCTTGAACTTCTTCTCAAAATACTCCACCAACTTGGCCGGGGCAGGATCCCAATCCTTGGGGCCGCGAGCCAAAACAAAGGCTGGAAGATCCATGGCGAATTTAGTCAAGGTGAAGGGGTGCAGGAGGGTGATGTTTCCTTTAGTCTGGTCGAGGAAGATGTAGTAGGAACCGCCGCTGACCGGACACTGTCCGCTATTGTCAGATAGTGCGAAAACTTCACCGTATTTGCCAACGGAAGGTTCGTCGGTAACGAGTGGGTCGGCTGGGAGACGAGGGTCTTCCAGCCGCTCTCGTTTGGTCCGGGATCTCTTCGATAGCTTGGCCGCTTTTGGCTTGCGACTCATTGCTATCTAATACTGCGCCTTATTGGTTAAAGGTGTCGAACCGCGCTGTTCGCTTTCGAATTTCATCCAAATCGAAGTTGGCAGTCGCGTCGCCGTCTTCAAACACGGTGATCATCTGGTTGCCGTAGGCGCTGGGGTCAGAGACCGTGATGAAATCGCCTTCGCCGTTGACGTCCCGGTCTACCAAGCTGAGCCGTCCGCGCTTCGAGTTCTTCGAGGCATCGCCCTTGGGTTCCTTGTAGACATCCTGCCACTGCCCGTTGATCCGAATCGCGGAGCACTTGAACGCGAATTTCTGTGTGTCCCGGTTCAGCTGCTGGAGCAACGCACCGCCCATACCGAAGGCGAAGTTGTCCATGCTCCATCCCTTGCGGGTCAGTTGGCTGATCATGTTCTGGATCGTGTGGTAGTTGACGCCGTCACCCTGGATGACGCGCACGCAGGGAGCCAGAACGCGATAGCCTTTGGCGTTGCATTCCGCGCCGAACTTCTCAGCCAGGACGTTGAAGACATCCTCGAGCACAACTACCGGATCACCGGAGTCAGGCCGGATTACCAGGGTGCCGTTGCGCTGCATCACCTTGTCGCGGAGCCGGGTTCCCCACAGCTTCTCGCAAGCATTGTGGATGTCGAAGGAGTCACTCACGCAAGCCACCAGACCGTCGGGGTACTGGTCGAGCATGTTCTCGTAGGCGTCACCCTCTCGCTCTCTGCCCCACGATGTGATCGTGGAATGCTCGGAAGCCGGGATGCTGAACCCTGCCATACCAGCCTGGTAGAACTGTTGGAGCAGCCGGATCGCGCCGATGGTGTCCGTGCCCATGAAGTTGATCAGGTGACCCGCGCCGCCGATGGACGCCGTCTCTTCTGACGAAACACCACGATAACCGAAGTCGTGGAGCTTGAATCCTAGGCCAGCCGGGTCGCCCGTGCGCACCAGCGCCTTGCCGATGACCTGCTTGATTTCGCGGGAGAGGGTTGCCACCGTGATCGGATACCATACTTTCAGTAGGAGAGTCTCCAGATAGTTGGTCAACCAAGGAAACTCGGGGTCCGTGTTCTCTGCTGTGACGAGCACGTTGTGGGTAGGAACCACCATGCCTTCCGGAACCGCTCGGATACGAATCGGGAGTCGCCCGCCGTGCTTGGCGTACAAACGCGACCATCCTTCGACGTTGAAACACTGGTCATTGCCGAAATGCTCCTGGGCGAATGCCCGCGCTTCGATAACGTCGTCCATGTCGAAGACCTTGCCCGTCAGATAGCGTTTGATGTAGTATTGCAGGCCGAACATCACGGTCTGGTCAAACATGCCGCCGCGTGACTCCAGGTAGGAGTAGACGATCTCGGTGCCAGCTGGATACTGCTTGAAGTGGGACAGCTTGTAGCTGTCAGTCTGTAACAACAGATTGTTCTTAAGTTCTTGCGACATTCGGTGCTCCTTTGTGCCACTTCTCTATCAGATCTCGAACGAAAACTTGGAACAGCGGACGATGCGTCGGCACCAGTAACTGTGGGGCCATATCGTGCAGCTTGAACCAGCGAACTTCTCCGATGTCACTCGCGGCCCGCGCTCCGAGCGTCGTGGCTTCGCCAACGTAGACCAGGGACTTGATTTTGGATTCTTCCTTCTCCCAGCGCCAGTCCGGAATGATGCAAGAGCCAACGTAGCGAAGAGTGCCAAGTTCCAACCCAGTCTCTTCAGAGACCTCGTTGCGAGCGTCGCGCTCAAACGATTCCGTGTTCGGTTCGGCGTGACCGCCGATGAAGCGCCAGCCGGGTTCGCCTTCTTTCCGGCCTAGGAGGAGTTCAACGACGCCCTTCTCGTCTGTGTGGGCAATAATAATGTCGACTGTGGTAACAACGCGGGGCCGCGCATTCATAGCGGCATAGATCACGCCAGCGCGGAAGTCGGCTGACTCCATTACGTTGTTGGTTAGCGAGTTCCGGATTTCTTCTCCGCTTGCCCCACCTGGGGGAAGAGCGAGTTCAACAGGAGAATAGGACCCACTGTAATGAGGCACGAAGCTGTCACGGCCACCGTACAGAGTAACGTCTCCATAATCTACAACCTCCCGAATCTTGGCATCTAAATTGGCCGACCACATTTCGTCGGTCATAACGTCTTTCAGGGGAAGGACTGTGAACTCAGGGAACTTGGCCTGGATCATCCGCTTGCGGGTTTCAAAGTCTAGCGGGTTGCGCTTGGTGGAACCCGTGGGCGACACACCCACAAAGACGAGGATGCGATTGTGACGGGCGCGGACGGCGCGGAAGAGTTCCATGTGGCCGTCATGGAGATCGTTGACCTGGAAGCGGCCAACGATAACGCCAAAGCTAGGCTTGATCATTTGCTCAGTGCTCCTGCCAGCGCCACCATGATAATGAGACAGGCGGAGCCAAGGATCAGGTTCAAACGGATGTAGAATTTCATTTGCCCTCTCTGTCTAATACTGACTTTTCCAGCTGCGCGTACCCGGTCTTGGCCAGAATCCCAGCGGCCAGCCGCACCGTCTCCTGGAACTTTGACGGCAACTTTTCCCACGGAATCTGGTCGGCCCAGGCATTCTCCCAGCGCCAGAAATTCAGCGCGGTCTGGATGTGTTGGGCTTCCACGTCAGAGGCGACGGCCACTTGCGGTGCCTGGCCAGTGTTGCCTTCAACGTGAGGGACGAATCCTCGTTTCGCGGCGAGGCTGTCTTCTGCCCGCCGTACTAATGCAAGATATGGATTCACTGTCGTGCCTCCGTCTTCGATTCGCCAGCGACCTTAGATCGCGCCCAGAACGTTGTTCGTTCCCATCAACACGGCCACGGCCATCGCACGGTTGTAGACCAGCACGCCGTTGACGATCTTCGAGAGCGGGAATCCGCGATATGCACCCAGAATCCGATGCGAAAGTTTCTTCTGCGCCAGTTTCACAACTTCGGCGTCAGGGACATCTTTGTATTTCGGGTGATTGGCCAGAAACATGGCCGACGGAGCCATCGAAATCGGGGCATCCTGGTTGCTGTTGCTTTCATCCATCTTGGAAATTTCTGCGAGAACTTGGTTGATATGCATTTTGGCTTCCCTCCACAGTTACTCTACGGAGAAGCGCCATGGATCAGCTAATTGTGACAAGGAGGACCGGGGGGTAGAAAACCGCACGTGTGGTGGATCTCATAGCCTAGCGAGAAACTGTTGAAATGCAAACTAAATCTGAAGGGAGACTCTTGAACGTGGTCCTTGAATTCCAGGCGGACGAATACCATAAAATGACTGCTTGGAACATCCTTGAAAAGTGTGTAGTCCGCGTGTAAGTTGAAGGTGTGCAGCGCCGGGGGAGGCGGTTGGGGAAGGGGAGCATCCGGCAACTCTTGTCCTAAGCAGGTTGACAAGAGCAGCGCAGCTAGGATGAGTGCTCTCAATTGATGCCTATCTCAAACAGGAAGCGACTGGGCGCAAGCGTGACTGTGTTAGGACCCTGCTGTAACATGCCGGGGATGCAAAGGACTAGAACGTCTCGGGCGCGGGTGGCCGCGACGTAGAACAGCCGTCGCTCTTCTTCCACTTCTTCTGGATTGCCCATAGAGAATTTGTGAGGGAGGGATCCTTCGTACAGATTGGTGACGTATACACGCTTCCACTCCAAACCCTTGGCGGAGTGGATCGTAGAGATGACGACCTTGCCGGACTCGTCGTCCTCGGTCTGGCGGTCGATAGAAAGCTGGAAGACTAGGTCGGCCAGGGTCATATCCGGATTCTCTTCGGATAAGCCCTTGATCAACTCGCCAAACCGCTCCAGGTTCTCCAGTTTCTGTTGTGCCTTTTCCTTCTCGTTCTTCTTGTTATATTTGTCGGAGATGTACTCCTTGTAGTTGGTCGCCCGCAGGGTTGTCTCCAGAGCCTTCAACGGTTTCTCGGCCACAGCCTGGATCTGTCGTACTGACGCGACAAAGAGGGACAGCTTGCTGTTGCCCGCGTCCGCGCCGTTAACGAGATCCCCGTCGAATCTCTCGTTTGCCAGCGCCCGAATCTTCTCAAGAGCGACTTCCCCAATACCGCGCCGGGGAACGGAGGAGGCCCGTACAAGCGCCATGAAGTCCTTGGGGTTGGTAGCCAGCCTGAGATAGCTCAGGACGTCTCTAACCTCTTCGGTCTGTAATAGGCCGCGCCCGCCGCGCACGATGTAAGGAATGCGGAGGCGGACCAGCGCCCCTTCCAAATCGCGGATCTGTATCGCGCTGCGGACCAGAATGCAGTTGTCCTTGTATGCCGTGTGGTTGACCTTCAGCGCGTTGCCATGGAAAATCTCGTGGGCTATGCTACCCGCGATGTCCAGGGGTAAGCAAGCCTTGAGCAGCTTGGTGACACCCTTCTCGCCCTGCATCCCCCGCCAGCTTTCCATTTTCAACGGGATGGTGTGGGTCATCTTCGCTTGGACGGCGTTCGCCAGCCGGACGATCTCCGGCACGCTGCGATGGTTGCGGGCGATGCGGTACAAATCGGGATGGAGGCCGCGCCACTCCTCGCTGTACCTTTTGAGGATGTCCGGTACCGCGCCGTTGAAGCCGTAGATGGATTGGCTCATGTCACCAACCACGTACAGGTTCGAATTGTCCGGCGCGAGGAGCAGGTTGACGAAGTCCCACTGGATGGGGTTGGTGTCCTGGGCCTCGTCCATCAGGACGTATTCGTACATCTTCTCGAGCTTCACGCGCCATGCATAGTCTTCGCGGGCGCGGCGGACAACCAAGTGCAGCATGTCGTCAAAGTCAACGACGGAGTTCTTGGTCTTCTCTTCCTCGTACAGTTTCCAGAGTCCCAGGGTCGTCTGCTCAATGGCGTGATAGCCGCCGTGCATTTCCAGGGCCAGCTTGTGGATCTTCTCGTCGTAATCCTTGGCGAAGCCGCAACCACGCGCCCGGTGGAAGGAGATCATTTCCAGCACGCGGTAGTTGTTCTCCTCGGACTTGACCCGCTCGATGATCTTCTTCATCATCTGGCTTTGGTCATAATCGTCCAGCGGGGAGACCTTCTCCTGCAAACCGAAGCCAGTTGGGTTGCGCCGGATGGCTGAAAGGGACAGGGAGTGAATTGTAGAGACGCGGGGCTGGAGATCGCGTGGCGTGTGTTGGGATAGTCCC